GTCAAGGTCTGGAGCAACTGTCGCTATCTCATCCACCGGCAGACCGTGAAGCTCGAGCAGCTAAAAGATGTGTACGGAAGCAAGGTCAACAAGCTAAGCCCAGACGTGGACTCCGATAGCTTCGTCGAGCTACTCGATGAGTACGACAAGCCTGGAGACAAAGAGCATCGCACCGGGCTCGTGCGTGTCTTGCACTACTACGAGCGCCCATCTCTGGAGTTTCCCGAGGGTGTGTACACCAGTATCGCAGGCAGCACCCGGCTGTACCACGGCAAGCTCCCAGCCAGTCGGCTTCCGTTCCATCCCATATATGATCTTCGCATCCCCGATAGCATCTGGGGCGAGTCTGGAATCGAGCAGGCCGTTGATGCACAGAGAGCGCTGAACTCCTGCGAGACAGACATCCAACGAAACCGGCGATTACACGGGAATCCTGCCCTTTTGGCTGAAGATGGCTCGATGAGCAGGGGAATTACTCGCGTATCCTCCATCCCAGGGCGAATTCTACAGGTAAACCGCAACGCCCAGCGGCCACCCGCATTCCTGTCACCACCGATGCTACCCGGATGGGTGGAGCGTGAGCCCTATAGGCTCAAGGACTTGATTGAATCTCTGTCTGGTGTTCACTCTGTGAGCAAGGGTGAGAACAAGGGCTTGATGAGCGGGAGGCAGGCTGCAGTAGTTCTAGCAGCCGACCGTCAGAAGTGGGGTCCGACCATCCGGTCTTTGGCCCACGCCGTTGAGCACAGCAGCGAACTGGGGCTGGCTCTGTGGAGAGAGTACGGACCCGTGGAGGAGACCATTGATGTCTATGGCCCGACCGGCTCTCCTCTCGATTCCTTGCTGTTCCACAGGGATTTTGTGCCAGACCGCATCAAGGTGCGAATTGAGACCTCTATGCTCATGCCGTACAACGAAGAGGTTAGGCGTCAGCAAATCAATGAGGCTTGGCAGATTGGTGCCATCCCCGACCTTCAGATGTACTGGAGGCTGAATCGTCATGGTGAGATGGGAAGGCTGCTTGGTGCCGATGAGCCATCGAGGGCTCAGGCCCGTAAAGAGCAGGACATGATGATGATGACTCAGCAGATATCTCAGGTGTATCCGCATGAAGATCACCCCATCCATGTAGATGAGCATCTCGAGTGGTTACGCAGCCCAGAATGGTACGAGCTGCCTGATGAAATAAAGCAGATTACAATCGCGCACTTGAATATGCACATCCAGATGATGCAGAATCCGATGAACCCGGTTCTGGCAGGGACATCACCGATGCCCGCGCTTGGAGAGGGCGAGGGGGGGATGAATCTAGCGCCGACAATGAACGGTGCGGCAGGAGCGATGACAAACCCAGGGGTTGGCCCCAAAGAGCAGACAGGTGGATGATGAGTGATGAACACACGATAGACACAAACCAGACCGAGCAACCGGAAGCGCAGGCAGCACCTCAACAGGACATGGCTGCGGCCATCGCCGCTGCGGTCAGAGAGGCAGTGGCTCCGCTTTATCAGCAGCAAGAAGTGATGATGCAGCAACGCCATCAGGCAATGGCCCCGCGCCCTCGGCAGAGAACAGCAGCCGACTATGGCCTGGACAACGACGACCCGTATGCCCCGCAATTCAGCTCACTTCTCAAGGAGATGAGTTCGATGCAGTCGGAAAACAAAAACCTGAAAGATCAGGTGTACAATCTGGGTGTTACCACCATGCAGGGGCAGCTTGGCAGGGATGTATCATCCGCCCTGAAAAGCCAGAACGTACCTGAGCCTTTACATGAGGCTTTTTCTGCAGTAATTTACTCTGTGTTGCAGAGTGGCCAACAAACCACTCCAGAAGCAGTCGCAAGCAATCTGATGTCGGGGGTGAACACGTATGGAGACCAAGTCCGCAAGGGGGTAGCGGAGCAGGCAGCGATTCCAAAGCCGCCGATGTTCCGGGGAAAAGAGCTTGGTCCTGAGATGCCTGTTGCAGATAATATGGAAGAGGCACACGAAATGTTTTCAGAACTGGCGGACGCACTCGCAAAGGGTGCTACGTTAGAACCGCTTACCGAAACTTCAGGAGGATAAAATGGCGGTCGATCTCAGTCAATTGGGCGGTCTGCTCAAGCAGGTCTATACCGGACCTCTTAATAAAGCAATCGGTGAGCGGGTGCTCCTTTGGAACGACCTGTCAAGCCTCGGAATGAAGCGAACCAAGATTGTCGGTGAGACGATCTACTGGGCAGTTCTTCTGCGCGGTGCCAAGGGTGTCGGCTTTCGTGGAGCCAACGAGTTCTTGCCGGTCGGTGACGCATCGACCACGCAGCAGGCCAACACTGGTCTCAGTCGCTTCTATGCTACCGTAGATGTTGACAAAATGACCACTGAGATCGCCGGTCCATCCTCCAGCTCCTTCGCTGATTATCTGACTCTTCAGATGAAGCTGATTGAAGACGAGGCTGCATTCCACTTGAATCGCTCGCTTCATGGCGACGGAACGGGAGCCCTGGCGACGGCGACATCGGGTGATACATACACCGCTGGCACCGCCATTCCCCTGACGCACGTCAACAATTACTCCTTCGGTGCCACTCAGTTCATCGAAGACGTTGACACCCGAGTGGTGATCACAGACGCGACCGGGACCACGGTCAAGAAGGCTGCGAAGATCACGGCCATCGACTGGGACAACGGAACCATCACGCTTGATGGCGATGTGACCACCGTTGCTGGAGACCTCGTCGTCCTCGGTGATTCGTTTGGACACTCCGGTGGAAGCAAGGAATCCAAGGGTCTTCGGTACATCATCTCTGATGGCACGACCGATGGCTCCACGCCAGACACCACGCTGTACCCCGATGGAACAATCTTCGGAATCGCGCCTGCCACGTACCGCCGATGGAAGAGCCGGATTCTGAACCGCTCGACCAGCGAGGTTCCATATAACTGGGATCAGGCGTATCGATTGGTGAAGACCTGTATGGCTCGCGGCGGCAAGAATGCCATCCTTTTGATGCACCCCTCTATCAGCCGTGAACATCGCAGACTGTATGAAAATGATGTCCGGTATGCCCCCGTAAACATTGACTTTTTGAAGGGTCAGAAGACTCCAGCCATCAACGTCGATGGCAAGATGGTCCGCATCGTCGAAGATCCGTACCTCGGATTTCAAGAGATGATCGCCGTCGAGCCTGGAGACCTGTTCAAGAACGTCATCCGCGAGCTGAGCCCAGACACCGATGGCGGTGGCAAGCTCAAGCAAAGCCACGGTAAGGACGCTTACTGGAGCTACTGGCGCATGTACTACGGAATCGGTGCTACAAACTTGAATCGTCTGGGACGGTTCGACGGAGTGAAGGTCTCCACCGACTTCGTTGCCGATCTTCACAAGGACATCTAGGAGGTCTGCTGTGGCTATTGACATGGATAATATGCTGGCTGGTTTCAGCAGTCAGGTCATCTCTGCAACCGGAGGTGAAGTAGACTTCGGTGGTGGCGTCACCACGGGCACGATTGCAGCTTGTATCCTTCGCGCAGAGGACATTCTTGATGTTGGCTTCGTGGTTACAGAGGTTGTGACCACCTCGACCTCCATCAATATCGGAAAAGCCGGTGCAACTGTAGACGCGGACTACTTTGTGGATAACTACACCCTTGCAAGCTCTTCTGCGGTTGGTTCAGTCTTCCGAACCAGCGATGGCACCCTGTCTTGGGCCAGCACCGCTGACACTGAATCAGAGCGGTCTTGTTCCATTGGAACAACCGTTACCGTCACCACATCTTCGGGCGGCGGCACCGGCAGAGTCGTCCCATTCGTAATCATGCGGCCCCAAGGGCCTCTCGACCCAATCGCCTAATTTGAGGAGGAATTCAAAATGGCAGTAGGAACTGGGGCAGGAGCCCTCAATGCGACCAAACCGGTAACCAACAATGATCTTATGGAGGCTATCCAGCTTCCTGGGTTGAAGCCGCACAACGGAAGCACACTCTACGACGTGTCAAGCGCCGTGTCACAAACAGAGATTTGCACGGTTGGCGGTGCTGGTTATACGGAAGTAATCGACGATGTCATCGTTGAGATTGTGACCGCCATTGCAGGCAGCGGGTCTGTTGACTTTGTGTTTAGCATCACAGGCGAAGGCTCGCATCTTGTTGAGGCTGGCGCTGGAAAGTTCCGGGTAGATGCAGCCGCTGGAACAGCAGGTAAGATTTTCTCTGTTCTTCGCGGGAACCTCCCGAACTCCACCTCATGGAAGACAACAGCAGAGACGGAAGTCCTGAGAACCTATGGTCCGAGCAGCACCGTTTCTGACCAGACCGGTGTGACCGGGGTCACCTTTGAGAGCGGGAAAGATGGAACAGTCACAGCAGGCACATGCCGCGTCTGGATTCGCTCCCACTACACCGACGTGAACTTCGGGTCTGGCCTCTAAATGGGAATCTCGATGGGCAAAGTGGGCGGTCTTAGACCTCCTCAAGAGTTCGCCCGTGCCCTAAGAGACTTCGACCCCGACCTGCGTGCCGAGTGGAACTATGACTCTCAGAGTTGGTGGATCACCCAAACCGTCAAGCGATGCCGTCCGATTGGCAAGGCAGATGGTGTTCATCTCTCATCTGTTGACGACGTCAAAATCCCGGTCATGCAAATCAGCTCATTCCCCGGAGCCCTCGACAGCCGCGTCTTAGCTATGCTGGAGAAGGAAAGGGCGGTCACACTGAAGCAATTTGAGCGCCTGCTCATCCAGCGACAGAAGGACAGAAAGGCCCAACGGAGCGCGGAGACATCCAAGTCTCTGGACTACGCTACTGAAGA